TGTTTTTAATTGTTTTTTTACTAACTCTGTCATTTGTTTCTCATTGTTGCCCAAATCAAAACACTGACATTCTACCGAGTAGTAGTCTGAAAAAATTGTATCTTGTAAGGGAAATACTATATTACAATAACTTATAATGTAATATTAATTGTATTTATAAAATGTTTTAAGATAAGGCCCGTATTTAGGCAGTTTTTGATATCTGTATATCTGATAGGTTATTGCAATAGTCAAATGGACAAACCGTTCCACTTGGTTCAGGCATTTCAAAAGTGTCATTGTAAACATTTCCATAATCTTTTGCACCACACCAACTGCTTTTAACATCACCTTTCATATCAATATTGAACTTTTCCATTCCAATACTACACTTCATACCTTTAAAGGTATTGAGTTTGTCATTTACTATTTGATCCAACTCATAGTATAAGGTTTTGTCATCATATTCAAATGTAATTAACCAATCACTAGGGTGTGGTCTAGGTGGAGGCGGAGCATTGGGGTCTGGTGGTGGAGCATCTGGATTCTCTAACCAACTTTGCTTCTGCATTATAAACAATTCGTCACTGGTATAATCATAAAAGTTTTGTCCCATTCTAGCATTCCTATTGTTTAATTCTTTTACCAACATAGTTTTTACATTGATGTTTACATTCCAATAGTCTTGCGAACTTCCTTGTTTAAAGCAATCTCGTATCAAATAACTTATTCTATCGCACTCGTATACTTTGCCTTCTACTCCTGCTAAATGAAAACTACAATATATTGAATCTTTTATTTCCTCAACTACTTCTATCATATGATTGTAGTCCAGACTATCTATGTGGTAACTGTAAACTATTTCATCTATTAAATGCTTTGCTTCATTCCACCATCTAACTGTTCTACTGCCATTGGTAAACATAAACGTTGTAACATTCTTATAATTTGTTTTGATATGGGATAGCAGTTCAAGTATACCAGGCATTACTGTTACTTCACCGCCTATAAACTCTATAGTTATATGGTCTTTGTGTTCTGCAAAGACAGGCAAGAACTTGTCAACTGCATCGATATATTCTTGTATTGGTCTCCAAGGATAGGAACCATTGTGCAATTCGCTAGGACAATATTCGCAACTAAAGTTACAACTGTTGCCCAAACTCCATTGAATTCGAATTGTGTGACTTGCGTCTTTACCTAGAGGACTTACTACCCTTTTAAGAATAGACACATCTGCTTAAGGCTTCTGTTCACCCGACATAGCAAATGCGTGGAAGTTCCTTTCACTAAATGTACCATCACCGTTATCAACTGTGTAGACTTCCTGAGCATTAATAACGTTTGAACTATTAACCTCAGAAACAAATATACCAATGTTAAAGTGTCTTGGGTAAGCAACACCATTTGCATCTGTACCAATTAGTACAAAGTTATAAAGTGTATCTGCACTTATGCCTGACATTGAAGTTGAGTCTGCTGTAATTCTGCTGTTTGCACTATCAAGTGTAAAGATGCTTGGTAAACTAGCATAACTGGCTGATGTTATAGTAACACCTGACCCAATGTCTAAATCAATACTTATTGTATCTGTCTTTAAGAAGTTACCTAAAGATCCTGCAGGAGTATTCCATACAGTTGCATAGTAACTATTTTCTAAATACACAATGTTATTAGGTGTAGTACTATATGTAGATTCATCTCTGAATAGCATACCTGTTAGTGATTGTGAAACTAAGTAGTTTTTAATACTTTCTGAATCAGGTGTGCCATTCGAACTATTTTTTTCAATTGCTATAGCCGCCGCACCTGCTACAATGGCACAAGAACAACTTGTTCCACTTGATAGTCTATAGTCAGATGTAGTATTGTGTGTAGCAACTGTTACATTAACACCTGGAGCAAATAAATCTAATTGCTCACCATATGGGTTAAGTCCTGTTCCAGTTGAATCTGATCCTGGAGGAAAGTTAGTGAAAGATGTCATAGCATCTGTTTGGTCACTTGCGCCTACAGTAATAATAGTATCTAAACCTGCTGGGGAGAAGTCGTTTATGTCTTGTCCGTGGTTTCCAGCCGCCGCTACTATAACTGTGTTTTTATTTGTTCTTAACCATTCGCACACATAATCAATTACGGGGGATTTGGTAGTGTACCAAGGTGTACAAATTACTTGAGGCAGTGAACGGTATCTAAACATTTCATTGTTTAATGAAACGTTTGAAAATCTAATAGTATTATCTGTAGTTGATAAGGCGTCCCACTCATTGTCAACGTGAATAATTCTGCCCATTCTGTATGCTTCAATCTCATTAAAGCCTTCAACTATGTCTTTGAGGTCAACAATACCGTCTGCATCGAGAATCTTACAGTTATGTAAGTGAGCATTTCTGGCAACACCTACTGTTTCACCAACAATCAAACTAGCCATTGCAGTACCGTGTCCTGTTGCGTCTTGGTAGTCGCCAGTTAATGCTGTGTGAACATTCTTAATTGTTGCATTAGCAAATTCGTCGTGATCAGCATCGATACCGCTATCCATTAAATATACGTTTACGCCATCACCTGAATAGGTTGCATCAAATTCTGTTCTTAAAGGTAAATTTCTAGTTACCAATCTTTGCAAATGCCAATGACTTGTTGTTTCACTACTAACAAATGAGTTTGCTGAAGTTCCTTCTTTAAATTGAAATCCAGTTAATCCATCTATGTTATCTACTTGATCCGCTGGAACATCGACAAGTAATAAAGATTTATTGTCTTCTGTCAGTTCGCGATATCTTTTTGAGACTGTACCACCCAGTCCCGTGATTGCTGTATTGGCAGTATCGCCTGCCTGGTCAATTTTAACTATGAATTCCGCCATTCTTTTTCCCCGAGTTGTTTATATTCGTTTATAATATCTATTTCAAGTACAGGAATAGATATTATCTTTTCAAGATGTCTTCTAAATCTATTGTCAAAAACATCGTGTTGTTCATTATATTTATCTACATAGTAACGTTTTACTCCTTCGAAGCCGGTATATTTGTTGCTTTTAGGAACTACATCAAATCCTCCTGCAGAGTAATAATGCTGTCTTTGTAAGTAATACATCTGCATTAGTAGGTAGTTTCCAGATATATTACTTTTTAATATATTGTAAACTGCATCATTTAATTTCGTAGTATTTATGGATTTGTCTACTATCTCATCATTTAGTGTATTAATGTCAACCCTAGTTTTTTCATACAAGTCTCTGTACTTTAATAATGTTTTATCTATATTATATAAATGTGTTTGTTTAATTGTTTTGTAAGTGCATAATGCTAAAGATGTGTTATAATAATGCAAGTTTCCTAAATCACAACCTTTATCACTAAAGAATAAATCATACACCATAGAATTGTTTTTTGGTATAAGTATTGGTTTTTCACTAAATTTACCTTGTGGACTCATTATTGGTATAAAAAAGTTTCCTCCTATTGCTAAATCCTCTCCTATTATATCAAATAATTTTAAATGTAAACATAATTGAGGACTAGTACATTTATAAGCCGTTCCATAACTAATAAACTCACCGCTATCAAAAAAGTTAGCAAAGTTTATATCAATATATTGATATGGTATGTCTAACTCTTCGCAAGTTTGTACGGCATATTGTATATCATAATCATTATAACATATACCGTTGTCCATCCATCTGCCTATCAAACATTTAACTTTTTTGTGTTTGTGAAATAATCTAAGCATTATATCACTGTCTAAGCCACCACTACAACATACTGTAATGTTTTTGTGACCACTAGTTGCTTCTAGTATGTTATCACTCCAACTTAAATCGTTAGTGTCTTTATTTTTGAAATTATACATTACTCTATTTGTAATGTTATCTATCAGTATTGTTTTATCTTGATAATCTCGTTGTTCCATATTATGCCAATCCGGCAAACACATTAAAAGAACCGCTCATAATAGGATGACCACACGATGTAAGGTCTCCCATTCGTGCTACAGGTCTACCATTAAAAAGCACAGCCATAGGTGGTGAAAATGCACCTGTTACAATTCTACTTACCGCACAGGTTGGAACGTCTGGGGCCGGTGGATGAGGTGCTATTGAATCTCCTAGTAATGCGGCTGGTAAACCGTTTACTAGTACAGGACCAAACGGAAGTACTGAGCCTGGGCCTAATATAGGTCCAATTGCCATATCTATTCCAATTCTTGCTACTGGTCTCATACAAGTATTTATCTATTGTAAATACTAGCCTGTTAAGATTTGTTTGTCAGGTGAGGAAGGTCTAATAATATTTGATGTACTTTGCTGATATGCATCTGCAACTTCAGAATCTGTTTCAACTAATGCTAAGACACTATTAATATTAATTGTTGTAGGACCAGGCTTACAACTAAAGATCCAAGGAACTAATCCAACTCCGCCTTGTGGTGTAGGACTAAGTGCTAATGGTTTATCGATTGATAAAGAAGTATCATCAGCCTCTTGAAAACTAGCAACGACTTCTTCGCCACTTGCTAATTTAATTGTTACGGTATCGTGTTTTCTTAATTTGTCTAGTATTGCTTTCATACAACTACTTATGTTGTATTATAAGTTGAAGCCTTTGAAAGTGGTGTCGTCAACGTCTTGCTTAGTGCCGCCAATTACATAACTACTGATTTCTGTTTCTTGAGGTGCTACTTGTACACTACCTCCGGTTATCCAAGATTGAGTCCAAGGTAAAGGATTTGTTCCTGTGCTGTATGGAGTATCTAAGCCTACTGCTCTCATTCTTTTACCAGCAATAAACTCTACATACTGCTTTAACAGTTCTGCATTAAGTCCAATAATACTTCCATCTTTGAACAAATAGTCTGCCCATTTCTTTTCTTGTTCAACAGCATCAAAGAACATCTGTCTGCATTCTTCTATAGATTCTTTGGCAATTTTTTCAAAGTCTTTGTCTTCACGTGGAAGAAGTTTTAGCATTTGTTGGGTGCTAGCCAAGTGAACGTTTTCATCTCTAGCAATAAATTTAATAATTTTTGCATTACCTTCCATTCTTTTGAGTTCAGCAAATGCCCAACTACAAGCAAATGAAACATAAAAACGTACACCTTCTAATATGTTTACACTCATTAAGCATTTCCAAATACGTCTTTTATGCTCATACTCGTCATACTTTTTACTACCTTGTTCTCTAAGTCTATTGTATTCTATCAGTTTATCATAATTTTCTGTAATACTATCTGCACAATCACATATCTCTTTGATATCTAACATCTCATCAAAAACTTTGCTTGGGTCAGGATATACGTTTCTAATAATATGTGTATAACTTCTACTATGTATTGTTTCACTAAATGCCCAAGTTTCAATCCAGGTTTCTAATTCTGGAATACTAACAATAGGCAAAAAAGCAAGATTAGGTGAACGACCTTGTACACTATCTAATAGTATTTGCCTTTTTAAGTTACTGGTAAAAATATGTTGCTCAAAGTCTGTTAGGTCTTTGAAGTCTTTACTGTCCTTGGTAATATCTACTTCTTCTGGACGCCAAAAAAAACCTAACTGCTTATCTGTTAAGTTATCAAACTGTTTGTACTTTAATGTATCAAACCTTTGCATACCAAGTCCACCGTTGGTGTCTAAAAACATCTTAGCCTTTGTGTGGTCTGATTTATTTTTTATGTCTAATACACTCATTAAATTTTACAACTCTCGCAATCTTCGTCATCTAGTTCGCCCATAGGCAAATCTTCTAGTTTATCATCTTTGTTAATATCAATCTCGCCTTGCCCGTCATATGTATTATTGTAATATAACTGCTTACCACCATACTTATAAAACATAAGAAGATCCTGAATTAGTACACTCATTGGTACTTTTTCATCTTCATAGTGTTCGGGATTGTAAGAAGTATTTACCGAAATTCCTTGGTCAATGTACTTTTGAAGTACTGCCATTATTTTTAAATAACCTTGTGGGGACTTTTGTTCCCACAGTAGATCATATTTATTTTTATAATATGGGAAGCCTGGTACAACCTGTTTGAGAATACCGTGTTTGCTTTGTTTAATACTTACAAAACTTCTTGGCGGCTCAATACCGTTTGTACTGTTACTAATTTGTGCAGACGTTTCACTAGGCATAAGTGCCATCAATGTAGAGTTTCGAATACCTGTTTCTTTAAGTTGCTTACGCAAACCTTTCCAGTCCAATCTTTCTTTGTGTTTAACTAAATCATCGACATCTTTTTTGTATGTCTGGTTAGGTGTTATGCCTTGTCCATATTTTGTTTCTGGTGTGCCAGGACAAGCACCTTTTTCTACTGCGAGATCGGCACTTGCTTTAATTAAACTGTAACTCCAAACTTCTGCCCATTCGTCAACTAATTCTAAGTTAGGATCTTGATAATTTGTATCATTCTTTGCTAACCAATATGCAAAATTGATA